GTTTACTAGGCGTATTTATATGCCTGTGCGGCAGCACCCACCTTGTCTTGGAGAGGTGGCAGTTGGGATCACCCAACATGGACGCGGTATCTCCCGGTGTCGATAAATCAGCTCAACCTTAAGAAAGTTGTTCTGGTTGACGCGATGAGGAGTTGAGCGCGACTGAACATGGCGAGGAGGGGCTATGCTTATCCGGTAGTAGCACAGGCTATCCGGCGGTTCACGGCCGATATCTCGTGCGGGTAGACTCAACCGATATTTAGAGAAGGTGGTGGCTAGACACCAAGGATTAATCATGAGCGACAACATACAGAACATTAAGAGTGAGTTGCCCGTGTTTAAAGCATCAGACCATCAAAAGACTGCAAAGTCTGGGAGTGTGGAACGACGACGTGTAATAGATAAAAATAAGAAGAAAAAGAAAATAAAAAGATCTACGCGTAAGAGTGATCCCGGTCATAGTGTCAAGAATTTACTTGATCACGTTTCACAAGTTAATGGCGCCAACGATGCATTGAAAGAAATGCTCGAGGAGTCAAAATGTGAAATTGATGCCCTTACCAATGCTAGTGTGCTGGTTACATCCTCTGGAGATTCTGCCCCAGAACCAGTGCCACATATTCGAGATGTAACTTCCTATGGGTCTTTCAACTCCACTGAGGATCTCAATGCCGCTTGGCAGAACTATGAGAATGAAGTACAAGGCATATATATTGCTTGTCTCTCAGTTGGTGATGATTTATCAAAGATAAGGAAGAAAATCGTGTCGCACAATTCATGGTGGTTGTCGCGACTTAATCTCAAGGATACACCTGAGTGGCCACGGCGCATGGAAGAGCTGTGGCGTCGACTCGAGTTGGAACATTTAGGAACCATTACTTGGACGCATCGTTTTAAGTTGTGGTGGAACAGTAACTTGTTGCGGTTCAAGATTTACACTGGTTGTGGGCTTTTGGTCCTCATCGTTGTCATCTTGTGGCTGTCACCTTTGGTGTTACTGTTGATATTGATTGTCGGTCTCCTACTGCGAATGCTTCGCAGCCCCCAAACCGTTAGCTATTACCAACTCAAAACCATCACTGACTCATGTTGTTCCAATGATAATTTACCACCTATACATCAGTCAGCAACTATCACCATGCCTACAATGGCCACGTGTGTGCCTAAGAACTACCAGGTTTTATTTTGCATTTCCAATGCACAACCATGGATAGCCCGGCCATGTGTCCATTCTGAAAGGACTGCCTTGGTGTGCCGACAGCTTTTACCGGCTCTCAGCACTGCAGAGGTACGTTCTTCCATGTGGCGTAAAGCCTCTGAGCGATTTTATCGCCAGATGACTTTTGCTCCTTGGCGTGACCCTTCCCCTGAGGACGTTCAGGATTTCCTAAAGCGCTACCCTGGTGGTCGGCGGCGCGTTTTGGAGAAACAAATCAATGAAGCCAACTGGGAGTACATCAACTCTAACACTAAGGCTTTCGTCAAAGTCGAATGGCTAGTGCCCAAAGCACACGCTGATCGATATCCTCGCTTGATTAGTGGCAAGCATGACGAATACCTATGTGAAACTTTCCCATATTGGCTCTGGCAGAAAGACAATCTTGCCCGTTTCAGGAGTGGCAAATTCATTTACACCTCTGGAATGTCTGGTGCCGAAATTGGTGCAATATTTACTGAATATGTCAACAATGGTTGGCATGTATATGAAGGTGATTTTAGTAAATTTGACGGACGCCAAGAGAAAGAATGTCTAGAAGCTGAGATTAGCCTGTATGCCGCCACCGGTTGTCCCCCACGTTTATGTGATGCCTTGAGGAAACAACTCAAGTGCCGTGGCAACACTCGTGGAGGCATCAGGTTTTCATGTTCGGGTAAGAAGGCAAGTGGTGTCATCAACACCGGGTTTGGTAACACTCTCATTAACTTTATGTTGGCCTGTGCCATCATTCAAGTCGAATTTGTTATAATGGCCCTTGGCGATGATAACATTGTCTTCACTCGCGAACTCCTCGACGTCCTCAGAGTCATCGATTTGGCCCGTCAGATGGGCCATAAACTTGAGATGATTCATCGTCCCGACCCTGAGTTTGCCGAATACTGTTCAAACCGCTTTTGGAACTGCGGAGACCAGTATGTATTGGGTCCAAAACCCGGCCGAGTTATTGTCAAAACCTTCATGACACGCGAAACCAAGTTATCTGAAGGCGATCTGCTACTTCGAGCTCAACAAATCGCTTATGGTTTTCGTGAATACTCCTGGGTCCCAGTTTTGGGTAAGTTGTGTCAAAATGTTGCTCAGAACATACGGTGTGGCCAAGCCACCGATTCTGAGTACCAAATAAGTTGTGGCAATCTCGACTTTGCACCTGACAATGCATTCTTAGAAGCGCAATTCGTCAAGGTATACGGACAGGACTTAGAAATTCTCGAAGAAATTGTGTCAAGCGACGTTTTCCGCAAGGTTGGCATTTGCATCGTTGAGCCTGCTCTCTTTATGTTAGCACGAATCGACGGTGCAACCTCACATGCGAGTTTCATCGACGTTGAGTTTGACAATGTCGCCTGACGGTGGCAAAATCGTTGTGTACAACGAGGCTTACCCCCTTATAGGGTAGTTGTGGTAAGTAGCTACGCGGTTTATGAGAAGAAAGACCTAGTATGCCAAATTCCCCAACTTTCGGAGTGTTTTTTAACACCATTTGCAAATGTGCGCCGATCCATTGTTTTGGAAATAGACGATTTGCACTTCTCAACATTCTGTCCTGGTTGTGGAACCACGGGCAGTCTTATTCTTTTCCACAAGAAAACTGTAAATAAATCTGTAAATAAACGCCAGCCTAAGGCTGGCAAGCGGAATGGCACCGATTCCGTGGCCTCTTTGGCCAAACAATTCGGTGCATTGGCTTTGCGCGCCGCGGGTACTGGAGCCGGGTCTCTCTTAGGAGACCCCGTCTCAGGACACGCAGCGGGTGCTTGGTTGTCCAAAGCGATTGGCATGGGTGATTACAAAGTTGAAGACAACACCCTGTGGAAGGGTGGATCTTCAGTCAATGGTGTTCCCAACTTCAAACAAGGAGCCGACAGCGTTCGTGTTTGTCATCGTGAGTATCTTGGAGATATCACTGGTTCCTCTGGGTTTTCACTTACCTCCTTTGCACTCAATCCCGGTCTCCAAACTAGCTTTCCTTGGCTCAGTGGACTGGCACAAAACTTCCAAGAATACCGCATTCATGGCATGCTTTTTGTGTTCAATTCCACCTCTGCTGATGCATTAAATAGCACCAACACTGCATTGGGTACGGTCGTTATGGCTGCTCAATATAATGTCAACCGTGCCAACTTTGCCAGCAAACTTGAGATGGAAGGATACGAGTACTCCTGTTCCACAAAGCCTAGTGTTTCACTGATACATCCTATTGAGTGTGACCCCACTCTAACTCCTCTCCCTCATCTTTACATCCGAACGGGTGCAGTAACAGGTATAGAAGATCTACGTATGTATGATCACGCTACCTTCCAACTCGCCACCGTCGGTATGCAAGCTTCCGCTAATTTGGGGGAACTATGGGTTAGTTATGATATCGAACTCTTCAAACCGAGAGTGACGCCTGGATACTTTAATGATCCGTACACCCGTATTTCCAACGGACCGTACAGTGCAACGTCACCATTCGGAATCATTCAACGCACTGTCGTCGGAGGGCTCGGTATCGCGGTCTCGTCTTCGGGTCCTGGATTCGATACTCTCAATTGGCCGTCATCTTATACGTCTGGTCGTTATCTTGTCACCTTGTCTTGGAACAGCAGCACAGCATTGTCTGTGACCGCTGCTCCAACCATCAACCTCACCAACCTATCGTATAGTCAAATTTTCCAATTGAACTCTAATGGTGCACTTTCAAGTCCAAACACAGCAGTTACTACTTACTCACTGATCATGACGATCTGTGTCTCAATCAATGGTTATTCTTCCACTGGTTCTTCGCTCCGAGTATCCGGGGGTACTCTACCAGGTACCTCACCTTCTTACTTCGATGCGTTAGTAGTGCCAATTCCGGCAAATGATTCATTCATTTAACTCATATCATGGTATGTAAAACAACGTATTGACAACGTTGACCAACTAGTCCCCGGCGAGAAGTCGTTCGTTGGGTAAACGCCCGCGCTTGTAGC